CCTCCCCTACACAGGCTTGCAGATTTGTATGTGCACCCTTCCATTATCAACCGACCTTGTGGTAATCACAAGAAAATCGGGGAAGGGGCACATCGATTGCATTATGCTCACACTTAACGTTTGATACGTATTCGTGTAAGTTGTATGCAACTGCATGCTTCGGTGATGAACACCGATGCGTGTGTAGGGTGGTTATCCATGAGTACACCTACCAAGGTGCACTTACAACTAACAGATCCTGATGAAAATCAGACATTGGGTCTGATTATCAGGAGGGCGTTATGACGCTTTATTATGGACGTACACGAACAAGAGATGAACGCTATTTCGATCCAGCTTATACTGATCAGCTGGACGGGGTACCGTCTCACTTGAACATGCCGAACGGGGGAACCTGGGCCGGCACAACGAGCACTATGTTTGATACAAGTAGCCGCGATTTTAAACGCCGATTGGCGCGCGGTGAAGTTGTCATGCATGATGTCTACTTGGATCGAGTCACAATGGAAGCCGCACCTACAGCATGTACTTTTGGCCCGCATCCTGCGAGCGCCACGCTGTATCTGCATGGTAACTATGGTGATTACGTCTACTCAAATGCACCTCAACCCACGGCACCTCTTGTGGACCAGAACGGCATGAGTTCAGTCGCTTTGCAGAAATGCTTCGCGAAGATGAACAGTTCGCCTATTATGGGAGGAGAGATTGCGCATGATTTTGCGAAATCCCTAAGCATGTTGAGACGCCCCTTCAAAAGTGCTACCGACTTGATCTGGCGAATGCTAGGTCATAAGAAAGCACGGATGAAGAAAACAACCATGTCTGCTATGAAAGCTTCGGCAAGTGCCTGGCTCGAGTACAGATATGGTTGGACGCCGGTTGTTGCAGATATGCAGCAGCTCTTCATTGAAGCTCATGGAATTCATGAGCGTTTTGAAAAGCGTCGCTTAGTTGCCAGGTCCGGTGAAGAGGTTACGACAAAGGTGTCGAGAACATTCACGGATGTCAACGCCGGGGGAATTCTTCTCTCGGGCGTAACCACGATGGAGGATTTCTATCGTGTTTCGGCAGGGGTAATCTACAGCGTTAAACCTGTGGATACACTTAACGCAGTTAATGCAATCTTAGGGTTTCGACCCAATGATTTGATTGCACTTGGCTGGGAGGTGATCCCCTATTCGTTCGTCGTTGATTGGTTCATCGGTATCGGGACGTGGATTTCGGCAATGGTGCCGGCTCCAGGCATAACAATGCTTGGTTCTTGGGTTACAGGTGTTCATAATACCAATGTAGATATTACAGGTACGATGAAATACTCACGACCCAATCCCACGATCTGGTATACAGGTCCCTTTGGCAAGGTGAGCAAGAAAATTGTTCATTACGCTAGGGATACCCAGCCAGTCATGACGCTCTGTCCAGTTTTATCGAGTCATGCTTTGTCGATAAAACGACAGTTGGATGCTCTATCGTTGGTTACGGGCAGTTGTATGTCCAAACTTAACGAGTTACAGCATTCAGCTCAACATGTAACGCAACTTCTCGGTGCTGGCTCAAAGACACGGGTCATTCACGGGAGGTAAGGTTACGAAAAGGAGTTCCCATGGGACTGAAAACAATGTCTCTACTTGCCAGTGCTTCGGTTGCAGCATCTGGTGGTTCGGCCCTTGCTTTCGCTACAGATGGCGTTAGCATAGCAAATGGTCTTCACCTGATGGTTCCGGCAGATGCGGACTATCAGACGCGGAGGCAGGTGACGGTAAAGAATCGTCCCCCGTCCTTCGACCAAAAGACCAACGTTTACGGTAAGGATAAAAAGACTATGTCTTTGACGCAGCCTAAAGTCCTTGCCGACGGTCGCATCTCTTTTGGTGTGATCCGTATTGAACGTGAACTCCACCCTACCTACACGGCAGCTGAGGCTTTAGAGTTGAACAAACTCGCAGCTCAAATGCTGATCGATGCGGATACGGCGGATTTCTGGGCCAACGGGTCGCTTGAATAGCGATTCGCTTTCATTCACCCCCTACGGAAATGTGGAGGTAACAAATGAAGAACCCAAAGAAGGCCGAAAAACACTCGGCTGATCAGATGATGCTTAACGTTGCATCATCCCTACTCAGGGACTTCCAGTCCAACTTAAACGATCCCTGCTTTTGCAGTGATCTTCAGTCAGCTTTACGACATGGAGACATAGCACGGATACGCGAGTTGGCTCCGGTTCCGACTGATCAAATGGATATCGCCACCTTTAAGGCGACTTACCAGATGCAGTCGGTGTTGAAGAGATATAGATTCCGAAAGGATATCTACAGCGACCAAGAGCTTGAGACCGACGCAATTGCCGGTTTCATTAAAACTCAAGGTCGTCTTGCTGATCTAAACTTGGACGCGCTTGATATGCATTGTCAACGTGTTCTTGATTTGGCCGCAAGGTACATCGCCGATACTCTAGGCGTGTACGACGACGAAGAATGTCGTCATCTCTCCCGGTTTGGAAGAAAGGCATCGATTGGGGTACCCGCGCAGCGTGCTTGTGAAGCCGCTAAGTGGCAAATCCCTATTTCCGGTTCCTTTGAGCAAATCACTTGGTTCAATGCAGAAATGCTTGAAGTTGACTGCGTCCAGAATTATTGGGCGAGACAATTAGAGAGTGCCTCCAAAAAGGCCATCTTCCACGTGACAGACTCACTGAGGTTGACGCTAGTCCCTAAAACGTTCAAGTCTCTACGCGCAATCATGCCGAATACCACAATTGGCTCTTATCAGAGCTATGGTTTAGGCGAGATGATACGGAAAAGACTTAAGCGGGTTGGCTATGACATTAAGTCGCTTCAAATGCGACATCGGTCATTAGCTCGTGCAGCTTCGGTGCATGGTTTGCACACGACTGCTGATCTCTCCTCGGCATCTGATTCAATTACAGTTGCCTTGGTCAAGCGTTTGTTCCCTCCTGATTGGTTTGAGATTTTGAATCGATCCAGGATATCGAACGTAGAGCTTCCTGGTGGCCTGAAGGTAGAAAGTTTAACTTTCTGCACTATGGGCATCGGATATACTTTCCCGCTTCAGACGTTGGTCTTCCTTGCTTTGCTGAAGGCGATTCAGGCCTATCATTATGATAGGTTTGATCGTAGACTCATATCTGTGTACGGCGATGACATGATTTATGCCACACGTATGCACAGTCTTGTAGTCGATTACTTCAGAAAGGTGGGCTTCGTGATTAATATTGATAAAACTTATCACGAAGGTCATTTTAGGGAGTCCTGTGGTGGTGATTACTACCACGGGGTGGACGTCCGACCGTTCCAACCCAGGAACGGTTCTGCAATCGTAGGTGACAAATCCTACGAGGCCATGCTCTACAAATTCACCAATGGTTTGTTGGTGCGTTGGCATGAGCATGAGATCGGCAGAACACTGAATCACTTGGTTGATCAAGTGAAGTCGCTTGTGTACAAGGTTAAAATTGTACCAGGAGATTTTCCTGACGACTCAGGTTTAAAGTGCTCTCGTCTCGGGTGCCATTCTTTTTTAGCTCCCGCGGATGCTGCTAAACCAAAGTATTTGGGTAACGGCGTTTACCGATTCTCGTTCTTAAGGCTTGCGCCCGATGAACGGAAGGAGATACGTCATGAACCCTACTTATGGTTGGGGCTCCGTGGTGGCCTTGTCCACACTGATAATTACAGTGGTCGAAGCCATCAGGACCTTCCTGTCAGCCGTGTCGTGACTCTCATCAACGAGGTCACTGGCGTAACAGGACATACATCGCCCTTTATTAGTAGGGACGATGTGCCAAAGTCTATCTTCCGCACAATTGCGGGAGATCGCCTACGCAGAAAATCGACTTTTGTGACGATCAGTCACACTGGCCGGTACACGCGTCAATCCGGGACCTCATGTTTTGAGGACCGCAGATAACTAGTGCATTCTGCCTGTTATAAAATCCTTAGGGGTGAAACCCGAAGGTGCCATACA